TTTTCTTTAATTAAGTCTTTTTTAATAATATCTTTCTTATCTCGTGGTTTTGAGGTCTTCATTTTGAGGTCTTGAAAATCAAGTGTCCAAATTTCACCGTGTTCTTTTTCAGCGTATGCAAGGATTTCTTCACGTTCTTCTGTTGTAAAAGGTTTGATTCTGTAGTAATAGTCATAATCCCATTTCTTACCCACACGAAACTTAAATTCAATTATATAGTTTGCGTCCATTAATTCTTTCCATGCATTACGTACAGAAGTTTCTTTATTTTTACCATAGCGTTTATATAATTCTGTTTTATGTAATTCCCACTCTTCAGTATTGTAAGACCAAAGATTTACGATTAATCCTAATGCTTGTAATGAAAGGCATTCTTTAGAGTCTTTTAACTCAACTGATTGCGCTGTTTTGTTTGGCACTTCTACATATTCTTTTTCTAGTTTCCATTTTTTCATTTTACCCATAATAAAATTCTCCTTTTGTAGACAAAAGAAAAGAGGTTAAACTCCTTAGTTTCACTATAGGGAATTAAACCTCTTGCAAGCTCTATTTAAAAAATGTATACTGATAGTATAAATTAATAAACGAGCCTACAAGGGCTTATTCCTAACGAGGAAGCTATCACGCACCGACCAAAGTTTGCGATGGCTTCTTTTCTTTTTGTCGTCTTTTAGTATATTTTAGTATATATCCCCGATTTGGACAAGTTAGTATTCACTCTCTATATTCCTCCTCAGGTTATCTTTATAGGATTCATACTAAGGTATTACCTATGGAGCTGTCAACCTATTAGTTTATTCGGTCTCGTGTTTAATTATTACCAATACTTATAGAGGTAGACTAATTAGTTAACTATTTAGGTATTCTCTAGAGTTCTTTTATTTCTTACTCTAGGGATGTTTCTAATTAGTTAACTCTATAGAGAAAACTCTTTTAGTATATTGTAAAACTTGTGTAGTGCTGAGACAGATATCTCATGTATTTCGCTACCTAGTTTATACACTTCAAGGTGTCTATTTGGTAATTTGGGTATTAATTTATGCACAATAGAGTATTGTATCTTAACAAGTTAATCTTTTGAGATAAGGTGCACACTACGGTTACCTTACTATATATATGAAGCAATTAATTCACTCTGGAGGTGAACAAATGAGCGATATTAAAAATCTACGCTACCAAGGAAAGTTTACTGAGTTCTCAGAAGCTACTCCAGAGAGCGAAGACTTAATCAAAGAAGCTATAATGTTTTCCACAGGTACACACCGTGGGAAAGAATATACAGAGGAGCACCTAAACACGTTAGTTAACAACTTCGCTGTTGAGGATGCTATCCCAGTACAACTAGACCATTCAGAAAGCGCTCGAGATACAGTAGGATTCCTAGAGGAAGCATCCGTTAAGGATGGCAAGCTCATGGGTAAACTTCGTATTATTGAAGAGTTCGCTGTTCAGAAGGTAGCCAAGAAGCTCCTAAACAAACTCTCCGTTTCATTCTACACAGACTCTAAAGGCAACCCTACACGCCTTCGAGAAGTCTCCCTCGTAGCATTCCCCCAAGTCAAGGGAGCAAAACTATTTAGCGAGAACGGCTTCACCTCTGAAGTTGAGGACTCGCCAGAACAATTTGAGGAGGTACAACCTATGACAGAAGAAAAAAATGTAGTTAACTTCGAGGAATTACAAAAGCAATACACAGTATTAGCCGAAGAGATGAAAACTCAAAAGGCTGAACTTAAAAAGTTTGCTGAAGAGAAAGTAGCTCACAAAGTGGAGAAGTTCCAAGAGTCAAAGAAGGTAGTCCCAGCTCAGAAGGAATCACTTACAAAATTGCTAGCTTCATTCAACGAAGAACAAGCTGAAGTTTTCGAGGAGTTCATGTCTAACATGGGTAAAGTCGAATTCAGTGAAGTTGCTGAGGTAGAAGCTGGAGAGAAGCCTGCTGAGAATGCCGAGCAAGGTGAAGTTGAAAAGTTTAACGAAGAATACGAAGCTTACTTAGAGTCTATTGGACAAGGAGGTAAAAACTAATGGCACAAAACTTTCTAGAATACCATATTCGCAAAGATAGCCGCATGACTTTTAAGGTTGCTGCTGGTGAGACTTTATACGCTGGACAAGCTGTTAAGATTAAAAGTGATAACACTGTAGGTAAAGCTGGCGCAGATGACGAGGCGGTAATCGGTATTGTCTACGGAGGTACTGTAGGTAATGCTGCTTTAGTTGGTCTCGGTGGAGACGATATGACCCAAGTTGGTTTCTCAGGAGACCGCAAAGAAGTTGTAACAGTTATTGTTGGATCAGGTAACTTGGTTTACTTGAAAGTTGCTGCTGCTGCGATTGGTGCTGCTGTAGCTCCTGCTGCGACTGACTACAAAGTAGCTGACCCTACTAAGCCATTATCTATTGTTGGTAAAGTCGTAGCAGTTAATACTAAGGTAGCTGGGTTCTCGTTAGTTCTTACTCGATAGAAATATTACCACAGTAATAACTTTTCTAGCCCATCTAGAATCCTCACGAGGCAACTTACCTGCCTCGGTTCTTTGACAACCACATAGTTACAAACTGAGGAGGCGACCTGTGAGGTGGCATTACTCCTCAGTTATCCCCTAAAAACTAAACCCTCAGGAGGTTATTATACATGTCTGATTTAATCTTAGGACAACATCCCCTATTAAAGAAACAATTCGTTGACCGTCGTATTCGTGACTTAACGGAAAAGAATTTCGTAGCTGACTTACTTCTTTCAAAGACTTCTATTGATGCTTTATCTATCAAGTACTTCAAAGACGGAGATGCAGACGCTAACGGTTTGTATGCTTACGAGGAAGTGCCTGAAGTAGGTGAAGGATCTAGTTACAAACGTATCGGGCTAAAAGAGGAAGCTAAGTTAGCAATGATTCGTAAGTACGGTCTAGAGTTCGCCTTCTCATATGAGCAACAAAAGTGGGGACAAAACTCATTCTACGAGCGAGGATTCAAAAAGCTTACAAACTCTACAGTGGCTATGGTTAACGATATGGCTTATGACCGCATCGAGAACGCTGTAGGAAAAGGTGGCCGTACTAAGACAGGTGGAGCTGGAGATGTTCGCTGGTCAGATGCAGCTCTAGGAGCGGAGCAGATGATCAAGGATATTGTAACCGCTAAGGCTGAAGCTAAGAAAGCTGGCTATGATTTAGACACGATGGTAATCTCTCCTAACACAGAGATTTTATTCTTAACTAATAAGAATATCCGTGATGCTTTCCGAGTGAACAACACAGACCAAATCTTACTAAGTGGCCACATCGGTAACTTCTTAGGTTTAGATGTTATCGTAGACCGCAACTACAAAGATAACCAAGTGTTATTCGTACAACGTGGCATGATTGGTGATATCGCTGATGCAGAGGGTCTTAAATCTAAGGTGTACAACCAAGACGAGGACGACACAACTATCGTGCGTGTAACTCGTTTCTGTGAAGCTTACATTACAGACCCTAAAGGTATCTACTTACTAGTTGGCATCGCTTCATAATATTACCTGAGTAATAAAGTCTAGGAAACAGACTCTAAAGGCAACCAGGAAGGGTTCTTCCCTTCTTAGAGTACCTACGAGGTAGCCACCGATTCCCCCTCGGTGTTTGCTTGGTGGGTATTCTAAGAAGTGAAAAACGAAGGAGTGAAAACTATGAAGGTTAAAGCATTAGTACCTAATTTAGGTTTCAATAAGAACCAAGCTGGTGAGGAAGTCGAACTTGAGTTAACACCAGAGGAAGCAAAGAACTTAGAGGGTTCTGGTCTCATCGAGTTAATCACCGAGAAGAAAGCACCTGCTAAGAAGCCAGCTCCAAAGTCTAAACCTAAGGAGTGATGACCAGTGAGTTATAGTACTCCAGATGATTTACGAGTAGGTAAAAGAAACCTACCTAGCTCGGTTACTGACGACGACCTACAGGTGTTTTGCGACAGAGCTACTATTTATGTAGATGGAATCTTAGCGAAAGCCTACACAGTTCCATTCTCCCCAGTACCACCTCTTATTAAGCAAATCTCCAATGATATGTCTACTTACTTATTCGCTGAGGCGATGTTTTCCTCTCAGAAACCAAACCTCGATGAGTTTTATATCCGACTCAAAGAAAGACTCGATGATTTACTGCAAAGTGTACTTAATGGTGATATGGCCTTAATAGGTGAGGACGGTAGCGTTACCAATCCTATTCCTACATGGACTAACGGATATGCTACTACGAATGACGACGAGCCATTCTTCGACAGATACAATCCAAGGTGGTGAGCTAGATGGACGGTAGCGTACGAGTAACCCTCAACACAGCAACTCCAAGGCTACGAGAGGCAGCCAGACGGATAAACAATTTAAGGACACCACTCAGCAGATCTGAAACCTATATGGAGAGATCGATAGGGAACCGCTTCAGGTCTGGCTCTGATTGGCAAAGACTGAGCAGTACAACTATCAAGTGGCACCCTCGTAGGGCTGGAGGTAAACCCCTAGAGGATACTGGTGAGTTACGAATGAGTGTAACCTCAGGGGCTGTCAAGAGGATGAGTGACAAGCAACTTAGAATAGGTACAGCTTTACCGAAAGCTAGGTTGCATCAATTCGGAGGCAGAACTAAGCTAGGTACTTTTGTTCCAGCTCGTAAGTTCCTGTACTTCGATGAAAAAGACGAAAGAATGGTTAAAGAAATCTTCGACGACTATATCGAGGAGGTAGCTAGAGATGTCTAATCTATATAGCACTATCAAGCAGTCCCTCCATGATGTACTTGTGGAGGGTCTTAATGCGTCTCCTCACAGGGTTAACGTCTCCAAAGGTCATTATCAAAACGAGATGGCATTCCCTCTAGTAGCTATGGAGCTAGCAGAACGTACCAAGAAGAAAAGAGGACTAGGTATCTATGAAGTAACCTTTCTCGTTAACTTGTGGGTTTACACTGACTGCTTAGATTTCGACGAAGCCGAGGAGCAATGCCTAGAAGTATTGGACACTGTAGAGAAGATACTCGAGAAGAATAGGACACTTAATGGCACTATCTCCCTCGTTAATATCGATGATACTACAGAGTTCGGTACGGTTAACCCTGGGGAGGCTAACTCGCTACAGGGAGCAAAGTTACCCGTGGCAATTACCAGCAAGTGTATAGCTAAGGAGGCTTAACTATGAAACTTAAAAACGCTAACTCGTTTGATGTAGCTATCCAGTTGCCTTATGAGCAACTTGTAAAAGCAAACGAAACATTTGAGATAGACACTAAAGAAAAAGACCTAATCAAGTCTTTAAAGCTAGCAGGCTTTGAAGCTGTAAAGGAGGAGAAATAATATGGCACACGGATTCGATCACACACTAGTAGTTGGTAAGGAGAGTGCGTTCGGTACTAAAGCAACTAACTTTAACTGGCTTACTATTATAGATTCTTTTGAGCCTGAAGAGAACAACAATACTGACGTTCGTCGAGGTATTGGACAGCGTACAGCTATGAAGCTACGAACAGGAGCTAAAGAGTTCGATGCAAGCTTCGGAGGTGTTCTTCAGAACTGTCGTCCTTTCTTTATGGTACTAGGTAAAGAAGTCAAGACAGGCGATGCTACAGCAGGGTTCGTCCACACGATCTCTCCGATTGGCAAAGGCGAGGAACTGCCTAGTTTCTCCTTCCAGCATAACATCGCAGGTATTAACTTGCTTCGTAACTATGTAGGCGGAAAAGTAGATACGCTAACGCTGACAGCCGCAGCAGAAGAAGCGGTTGAGATCGAGGGAGATATGCTCTTCCAAAACATTGACTTAACAGGTACAGCCGCAGCAGTTACAGCTGAGTTAAACAACTACTATATGTTTTACGAAGGAACTGTAAAGATAAACAACGCAGCAGTTACCAATATCTCTGAGTTTGAATTAGAGATTTCTAACAACCTAGAAAGAGTGTTTACTCTCAACGGTAAAGATACTCCAGAGTGCATTGA